CTGCCACCGGAGCCAAAACTTTGCGTCAGTTCAATGCTGGAGGTGTGTGCAGAACTAGCCTTTGCGTAAAAACTCAAAGTAATAGATTGGCCTGCACAAGTGTAAACATCCTCAATGCGTGTCTCCAACACACGGTTCGCGGTTGCAGCACCAAATGCAAAGCGCAAAAAGTTTTTGGGGGAGCCAGGGACATTTGTTTGGCCAGCAGTGAATGTCTGCTGTGAAATTGTGTCCGCTGAATTAGCTTGAGCGCACCGCATACGGTCTAGAGTGTACACACCATTGGGTGCAGAAAAACTGGTTCCACGCTGCGAGACAGCAAACGAACCGTTAATGACCATGTTGCGGCCCGTGATACCACCGGCATCTGCCGAACCGGCCAAGTCTGCAAATTCTCTTGCTCTGCTCATTCTGCTGCCTCCAGTGCGGCGACCTTGGTTTCGAGTGTCTCAATCTTGGCAATGGCTTCTTTCAGTGCGCCGGTCAGAAGCGGCACCAGCTTGCTCTGGTCGATGCCCTGCATGACAGCGTTGCCATCGTCGTCCACTGCATCTTTGGCACCTGAAATAGCTTCAGGCACAACCGTTTGCGCTTCGTGGGCGAGGAAGCCGTCAACCGTAGTGTCGGCGTCTGCAATGAAGTTGAAACGCTTTGGTGCAAGTGCCTTCACACGATCAATTGCGCCAGTCATGTCAACGATGTTTTCTTTGAGGCGATAGTCTGAAGATGTGTTGTAAGCGGTGCTAGATGCGCCAATAATAATACTACCAACATCTGAACCAGTTTCATTAAGAAACGAAAAGCCAGCAAATCCGTTGCTGCCGATTTGTATCGTGACTGCGCTGACTGCGCTATCTGCCAAAACGTGCAACTTGGAGTGTGGATTAACACTCGATGCAGAAGTGCGATTTATTAGTAAGCGGCCGCTGGTATCCAGTCGCATCCGTTCTGCATTGCTCTGGAAAAATCGAACAGGCGTGGCTTCATAGTTATAGATCGCCATACCATCTGTGCCGCCAAAAACCCCAACAAAAGAGCCGTCACTACTGCCTGTGCCGGTCGTGTCATTTTGGAACCTAATTTTTGTTTCGCCGCTTGCTTTGAATTTGCCGTCGCCAATGACGTGCAAGGGGCTGTCAGGGGTCGTCCCGATGCCCACTCGGTTATTGCTGCTATCCACCTTGAGCGTGTCGGTGTCAAAGGCCACATCGCCAGTGATGCCGCCGCTAAACCCAACCGCACCAGAAAACGTGCCGCCATTCAATGCTGATACCGTGTCAGCCACGGTGAAGATGTCATAGACAACCACCTCGACCACATCTCCATTTGCCAGTGCAGCTAGGCCAGCAATGGTGTTTGCTGTGTTGGTGTTGTAGTCAGTGCCAGCAACCAGCAGGACTCCGTTGAGGAATACATCAACATAAGCACCATCGCTGAAAGCTAATGACGTGCCGTTGTCGCTAGAGCCGCTGACGCTAGTCCCACCACCGCTGCTTTGCGTGTAGTAGAAGCGTGAACGAACTCCAGTGCCGTCAGGTGATTTACCGATGTATGCCATTACTCTGGCTCCTTATGGTGTTTCCTGGCTATCTACGAATGTCTCGTAGGCAGACTTGATGTCTGATGTCCACACGGCGTTGCACACTGCCTGTACAGATGCGTCTTCACCGCTGATGTCGGTGTCGCCCCATTTGTCGCCAGACTTGGTGCGGCATTGCAGAACGTGCCGATGGTAGTTGCGGCTAATCTCTGTGCCATCATCCTTAATGACCGTGGCCTGACGAACCTGCACGGCTTTGTATGGGCCGCGAACCTCGCAGTCATATTCAAACGATTTCTTTAGGGCCATTGTTTACTCCTCATATTTTATACACCAGCAGGGCTGTAAAGAACGTCATCTGAGTGGTTACGTCTGATCCACCTTTAAATACTCTAGGCGGATTGAAGCCGTGAATATTGCCCACCTGCGCGCTAGGATTTGAACCCCAGACACCAATCGTCTGATTTTGTTGCCCCTGATTCACTGTGAAAGGCAGTCCATCAATGACCAAAAATGTCCCGGCCGTGCCTGTATTACCGCTGTCTAGCCTTATTTGACAGGTGACAGTGTTGCCAATTTTCGTGTAGTTGCCGTTAGCAGCGCTAAACGTCGCATTGTCAGTGCTGCTGTGATAAACCTGAGGCGTGAAAGTTCCCTCCTCATAATCATCTAACGCATTTACCGTCGCCGTGTCGCCGTTGAAGGTGAGGCCACCGCTAGACAAGAACCGGCCCTTTTCGCTATCACCTGCTCTGAAATAGAGGTGGTCGCCCACAGACCCGACAAGCGTGCCATTATCGCCGCCTGTACCTGTGCTGTTGGCAAGCTGAATAATGGAGTTTGACGCATCAGACCGAAAAACAGCCACGTTAGTGGAGCCGTTTACTTCAAGGGGTAGGACAGGGCTGACAGTGCCCACCCCTACACGGTTGTTAGCCGCATCGACGTGCAGCGTGTTGGTATCGACGGTCAGATCTCCAGCAATCTCTGCTTCTGTGGCGCTGGTGATCGCAGCGGGTTTTACGCCGAGGTAAGCCATTAGGTGATCTCCAGGATGCTTAAAACAGTGTCTGTGCTGTTGGCTGTGTCGCTCTGCACCTTGATGACATCGGTGGCTTGCAAGACGATCTTTTGATCGCCGCCTATCGGCACCAGCGTGCCACCTGCCGGCACAGGCGCGTCCTTAATGACAAACACATTGGCGTTCGTTTCTGTGTCGCTTGTGTCGCTTTCAATCTTCACATCGACGGTTATTTGACTGCTTGCGATATTGGCTATCGACATGCCGATGATCGTGGTCTGTGTTGAAGACGGACAAGTGTAGATCGTCATGTCCGTATTAGCGCCAACGCTGCCGCCGGCCTTGGTTTTCAGTTTGAACGTGTTAGCCATTTTTCATTACCCCAACGCTATAGCAAAAGGTATTGCGGCTGCCTCTGCTGTTGCCGCGCTGGCCGCCGCCGCCGTCGCGCTAGATGCTGCTGCCGTTGCACTTGAAGCCGCCGCAGTCTGACTTGATGCCGCTGCTGTAGCTGATGACGCCGCAGCGGTCGCAGAGCTGGCCGCATTGGTTGCGCTTGTCGCTGCCTCAGATGCTTTTGTGGTGGCTGTCGATGCACTGGTCGAGGCATTTGATGCCTGGGTCGATGCTGTGGTTGCAGAGCTGGCCGCCTCGGTGGCTTTCGTTGTGGCGGTCGTGGCACTGGTCGATGCTTCGGATGCCTTGGTCGTCGCCGTTGAGGCAGATGTCGATGCAGAAGATGCCGAGGCAGCGGCGGCAGTCTGGCTCGCAGCACTAGCAGTTTCTGACGCGGCGCTTGCCGTTTCTGATGCTGCACTAGCAGTCTCGGACGCGGCGGCAGCAGTCTCAGATGCAGCGGCTGCCGTCGCGCTGCTTGCAGCATTGGTGGCCGATGTCGCCGCTTCGGATGCTTTTGTCGTCGCCGTGGACGCGCTTGTGCTGGCAGAGCTGGCGCTGGACGCCGCGGCTGTCTGCGCGCTTGTCGCAGTCGCAGCATCGACAATCAGGTCATACTTGGCGCTGTTTGCGTTGCTCGTCAGCGGCTGCGCGCCCGAACTGGTGTGGGCTGTGTTTACGATGAAGATGTTGTTGGTGCTGGTGTCCTTGACCAGGTCGCGCTGATTGTAGTCAGTGCTGGCTGCCCAGTTGCCTCGGAACGTGCCGATCTCCTGGGTGACAGCTAGGTCACCAGAACTGTCAAAAGCGAAGATCTTATTGGCACGATCTGTGGCGCTGATCGTAAATTCTGTCGAGGTGATGGTGTTGGTGACCGAGGCCTTGATCGAACGATCAACCTCTTCTTGCAGCTCCTGCGTGATGAAGGTCAGACGGTCCAGAGCGTCTTCGTGGCTTTCAGCTGGGAAGGGATCATTTGCGACGTAGTCGGTGCCTTGTGTCTTGGTGAGCTGGCGAGCAATCACGACAGTCTCGCCGTTGGCCGGCGTATTGCCACTGGTAAAGGTGACGTTGCCGCCAGATGCAGATCCAGCGCCTGAAACCGTGTAGTGCGTGGTCAGCGTCTTTGTCGTCTCAGTGCCGTCTGCAGCTCGGATGATGACCGTCAGATCCGCGTCAGCGAAAATCTTGAAGTTATAGGCGAAGACGGTCGTGCTGCCATTCGCACTAAAGCTGACCTTGTTGCTGGTGGTGGATACTGTCATCGCATCATATCCCTAATGTTATCGTTCTTCTGCTGCATGAGCTGGATGTAGTCCTCGGATGCGCTTTCGATCTCAGGCCCAAAGGTCGGATCTTCAAACAGATCCTTACGAGCCTGTTGCCTGGCAGCCGTCACTGCGCTCTGCAGCATGTCGATACAGAGCTCTCGAGCTTCCTGGGCGTTGGTGCTTGGCGTAAGTGTCTTGTCGGCAACCTGGACATCCATCAGCGTTGTCGGCTGGCTGACCTCGTCATTCCAGATCTTGAACAGACGCTGGAAGTTATCGCTCTCGACCACTTGCTCGATGTACTCGAGCGACCTAGCGCCGGCGTAGATATGAAACTGCTCGATCTCCTTGGGCTTGAGGCCGACCTTGATGCCGTTCTGTGAGTAGACATCCGGGTGCTTGCCAGGGCCCCAGCGCAGCGCGATGAACAGCTGGTCAAGATCGAAGGCTCGTTGAGCTGCGTTGTCACCCTCAGCTGCAGGGTTGGGCCCGATGGTGCTTGTGTAAATCGGGCTCAGCATGTCCGGCCCCAGGGCCGGTGACAGCATGACCTTCTGGCCCCAGAAGTTACGCTTGGCCGGCAGCGTGTTGCTAAGCCAGGGCACCTGGCTCTTGAGCTGATCGATGACAGACCTGGCATCGCGCACCAGGGGGTCTTGCATCTTCTCTACCTGCGCCACGACCCGTGGAACTAGCGAGCGCTGAAAGCTCTCTATCGTGCCGTTGGCATATCGGCCAGGATCGTTGACGGTTGAGACCAGGTTGGCGAAGCCCTGGAGAAATGTCTTGTTTGTCATGTTGTAAGACACAGCTCCGGTCGCCGCCATGAGCGCGCGCTCCCAGCTGGCGCCATCCAGGCTCGAGCTCATGCCGAGCTCAGCTGCGTCAGCTGCCAGGCCAAGCACAGATGAAAACGGCTCAGCTCCTGCGTAGCTCACATATTTATCGCCGACCCGGATCGAGTAAGGCTGCCAGCCAGTGCGGCGCAGAGCGGCCTTGAGCTCGGGGTCAGCTGGTCCGGCGCCGGTAATCTGACCGTTTGCCGCCATCATGCCGACCGTCATCATGGTCGCGCTGCCGACATAGATCCTGGTGCGCGCCATATCAGCTGCAGCCTTGTCAGCTGGTGATGCGCCAGGAGCCTTGCCACGTTTGATCGCTCTTGCGCTTTCGCCGTAGTAGAAGCCCAGCGGTGAGCGCTCGACCATCGCGTACTTCGCCGCGTTGTATGGTGTTTTAAAGAAGGGCAGAAAATATCTGACCATTGGGATCTTGCGGACCCCGTTCAATGCTTTGCCAGCTGCATCCAGGTCAGTTTGTAAAGTTACATATTTAGCGTGAGCGTCAGCCTCTTTCAGAGCTGATGCCGGCGGGTCATATACAAACTCCGCGATCCTTGAGCTCAGCGCATCACCTGTCAGGCCCTCGCCCCTGGCTGTGCGATAGGCTTGCTGATAAAGGCTCATGCGCTGCGCGACCACCTTGAAGAAGGTGTCCTCGAACTCGAGCATCTTTGTGGGAAGCCGGCCCAGGGTAAATGCGCTGCCCAAGAAATCAGCCGTCACGCCAGCCATGCCCTGAGCCTCGAAGCCCTCAGCTGAGAAAGCTCTGACCGGGCGTGTCCCGCGCTGTCCGTCTATCTTCGATCCCAGGATTGGCGCCTCGCCGGTCTTAAAAGCCTTGCCTGATGCCGACCAGGCATCCTGCATGGCCATCATGGCGCCGAAGAGCTGGGCCTGGACCTCGCCAAAATAGACGCCGCCCTCGCCCCCCATAGCGCGCCTGGCGGTGCCTACGGTGGCAGCCATGCCTGTCTCGGCAACATGCGCGCCCATAATCAGGATGTTGCCGACGTTGTTTTTGATATGTGTGATGGGATTACTGAGAAGGATGTTGATCCAGGCCTCGTAAAACGCATCAGTGAATTTTTTGAACTTACTGCCGGCCCTGGTAATCGCAGCACGATCTGCAACCGATCCAGCCTCAAGATACGCTCTGGCCATGAGGCGGACATCCTCAGCCCCACCATACTCCTCGAGCAGCGTCGTGATGTCAGCCGACCTGGTCTCTGCAGCAGCGCCAGCCTGGCCACCCCTGGCCGGTATCCGAAACTGACCGAGCGCCCTGGCAATCTCTGTCTGGGCTCCCTTGATCTGCATCTGCAGCTGGGTGACCAGCTCGAGCTGCTCGCGGAAGCGCAGCGCGTCCTCGTCTGTGCCGGTTTCTGCCTTTTTGGCCAGCTCGTCCAGGTATTTGATCTCTGTGACGAGCAGATCCCTCGAGGCCAGCATCGTCTCTGCCAGGCCCAGGGGCTGCCCGTTGGGCCCTGTCATCTGGATGACCTGGCCACGCTTGCGGCCCAGGATGGCTTTCGAGAGCTTGTTGGCGTCCATCCCCAGGATGTCAGCCATCTGCCTGGTAGCCTCGGTGGTGATCTCGCCGCGCTTGGCCTCGTTAATCTGGCCCGAGTAAGTCGAGCTGATCGCCTGGATGGTGCTTAGCACCCGACCCTCGTCAGGAATTTTCTCATCGCCCCTGGATCCGACAGCTCGGAAGTCATCCAGCATCCCGTCAGGCTGGATCTTGACCTCACGATCCACGCCCTCGATGACCATTTGAGCGCGCTCTTCATCTGCCAGCTTGGGCTTGTCGAATCTGAGGTTGGGCATCTCGCCCTCGGCCCTCAGATTTGGCAGGACGCTGCCTCGCTCATACGGCGCATAGACGCCGTCCTCGAAGGTCAGCTGCTCGCCCTCGACATCCGTGCGGCCGCTGGTGTCCAGGTTGCCCCGGTTGGCCTGCATGTCATCAATCTTCTTGGCAGCTCCAGCAAAGGTGCCACTAAAATCAAAGCCAATGGCACGCGCCAAGGCTTTGCTAATTGGCCCAGACATAGCCAGCTGGATCTCGTCCTGCTCGACCGTTTTGATAGGGGCTATGAGATCGAACTCACTGTCGGGGTCTTGGCTAAAATCAAAAGCGCTGGGATCAGGTTGCGTGAGCTCGGCGCCTGTTAGCGGCTCAAGGAGCCCACCCGCCAAGCCGACCTGATTTGCCAGCGCTTCTGGAGCGTTGGGATCAATCGACATTTTATCTGTTAATCCTACCTTTTGGAGGCGTTGATTACAAGCCAGGGACCGTCAGGTTGATCTGGTCGTAGATGGGCTGCCATATCGCTGCACCAGCTGTCAGGGCTTGAGCTGCCAAGGCGTCACTCTGCTTGAGCAGATCCTGATATTTATCCTGCTGTTTTGGATCGTTTTCGATCTCACGAGCTTCTGTGTAGACCTTGTGCAGATCCTCTTTGATATTGCCGATTTCCTGAGAATAGATCTGCAGCTCGCCGGTTTTGTTGTTTGGCAGCCTGACCATCACCTTGCGGTCGAAGTAACCGCCAGGCTTGGCATCCCAGCCTTCATCGACAATCTCGAAATTATCGGCGAGCTTATCAACCAGGGCCTGGGCTTCGTCAGGACGATCAACAGCGATGCCGGCGCGCACGATATCGCTCAGCTGCTCGGGCGATTTGTAGCCCTTGCGCTTGACCTTCTTCTTTGCCGTCGCGGGATCCTTGAGCCCTGGATCAGCAACCTTGGGCTGGTTCTCTGGATTCACGGCTTTTTCGCCGATCTCAATAGGCCGCTCAGAAAACTCCTTGAGGAACTTCACAAGATTGGCCTGATCCTCTTGAGCACCGTCATAGATCTTGGTCATCAGCTGATTTGTCGGCAGCTTGTCAGCCAGGTACTGCGCGCCCTTGACGACAGATCCGCCCAGCAGCGCAGCTGTGCCAGCTGCAGCGGCGGTCTGTGTGAAGTCAAGCTCGCCTTGCTGGCCAGCTCCGATCTTCACATTCTGGCGCATAACATCATCAGCAGCGCCATACGCGGCGGCCTCAAGCGAGGCTGCCGTGCCAGCGCTTCGCTTGAGGACCTCTTTGAGCCCGGCCTTGGTTGCAGTCTTGACGCCTGTACGGCCGGCAACTCCGATGCCAAAAGTCCCGAGTCCCAGGTATGTGGATGGATCTGTCAGCACCCCTGTCCAGAAGCGACGGGTGCCGGACCAGCTGATCTGCTTTTGATCGTAGAGCTCCATCAGCTCGAACAGGGCAAAGCGCTCCATTCCGCCCTCTTCCATCTGGCTGGCCTTATAGCTAATGGTGCCCATCTGCGGGAGGTTGTAGTTGAACCAGCCCATGAACTCCATGCCCCACTTCGCGTAATCTTCGCGGGTCTTGGGCGGCTCCTGGCCGATCATCATGCCATACTGGCGATCGGCTTTGCCCTCGCCACCAAAGGCATCGAAGACAACCTTGGAAGCCGCCTGGAACTGTGGATCAGCGATCAGCTCGTCCTCGGTCGGCCCTGATGGTTTGCCAGGATCTGTGATGTCGTTGTCGTAGACATAGTCCACGTCAATCGGCATCTCGCTATTCATAAAGTGCATCTGTTCGTAAAGAGACTTGCCGCGCTGCGAATGACGGGCAGCGACGAAGCGCTCGATGGGATCGTTCTCCTGCATCAGCCCCGCTCCTCTATACGTCTCAAGCGATCCTCGGTTGTGCCGCCCTCTCCCCCTCCGATATAGGACCTTAGCGTTTCGAGAAGGCTTTGATTGCTGTCTGTCTCGTTAGGGCCGCCCTCGCCCCTCTCTGCGTTGGTATCAACGGATGGCTCCAGGGCCCTTTGTCTCTCACGCACTGCCTCCTGGATGAGCAGCAGGGTCTCGAGCTCGAGAGCTTTTTGCAGCGGCGTTAGTTTCTTAGAGTCCGAAACGAGCCTGCCGGCGTTCTCGAGATCAAACTCGCTCCAGGTGTTGAACTTTTTAAGTTTTTGAGCGTTGCCTGGATTTGTTTCTGCAATCAGATCCAGGACGGTTGAGCTCGGCGCCAGGAAGGTCAGCGACTGGGTTTTGGCATCGTTGAACATCCGCATCACCATTCTAAACGCTTCCTTGGGCTCAAGCGGATCCTCTCGGCCGGTGTCATGGACGAGTTGATGATAGGTGTCGATGGCATCAGCTCGTAGCTGGCCCATGAACTGGGGATCGAACGAGGAGCCGAAGTTGACGTCGCTGTCACCTATGGCGCTCCGCAGCAGCTTGTTGACCCGCTTGATCTCCATAGCGCGCGGGGTCTTGTCCATCAGGCCGTTGCTGTAGGCGTTGAGGCTCAGGAAGTCCTGCAGTTGGATATCGCCGTTGGGCCCGATATGGGTTAGCGCATCAGCCATCAGCTGATCGATGTCTTCCTGATCCTCAGCCTGATCCAGCCTTGCGTAAAAGCCGGCCAGCGTGACCGTGTTTGTGGCAGCTGCGTCCTGACCCAGAATAGCTTTCTCGAGCGCCGTCACCTGGGTATCGGTCAGCGTCCGCTTGCCCTGGTGCTCGATGACATCAAGCATGGTCGGCATGGCTGCGCCCTCGACGCCTTGACGGGATTGGCGCACCTGTTGCATCAGCTGGGCAAAGTTAGTGTCCTGTGTCTTCTTGAGCTCTCGAGCTGCTTCCGCGTCAGCCTTGGTAGCTTCTGCGTTGGCAGCGCGCCGCAGCTGGATTGCCAGGGTGTTGGTGCGGTTGATGAGCTGCTCGCGCTTCTCGGGCTTCATGTTTGGGAACTGCTTCGGATCCTGCAGCGTAATCAGAAAACTCTCAGCGTCTTCTGCTGAGCGCCGGATAGCTACGCCGTTGAGGATGCTTTGCGCGCCCAGGAAGTCAATGCGCTGCTCTGCTGTCTGCCTCCTCGAAGCAATGTCTGTAGCTTTGATATAGCCAGCGTCAGCCATCTCCTCGAAGATGCCGGCAACCTGGGAGCCGTCAGCTGCTATGCCACCAAAAAGCTCGACCCTTGCTGCATGGGCATCAGCTCGGCCACCTGTTGCTATGGTGTTGATACGCTCATCGATGCGCGTGTCAAAGCTCGCCATGTTCTGATCGATGCCGCGAAGGCGCGCATCTTTAAAGATGGTGACGCTCTTGTTCAGCGTAGCCGTAGCTGCGCTGCCCTTGAAGCGGCGCTGCACGACAGGATCCTTGATCCCGCTGGTGATGGTTGCGATGGCAGCCGTTGTCTCTTGCTCATAGAGCGTTGGGACATCCGCTGGGTTCGTGTTAAGGGCCTGGATCTCAACATCCCGTAATTTTTGAGCCAGCTGGTTCTCTGCGCTCTTGAGCTGGCCGGCGCGCTCTGCTTTCAGCGACTGTTCGTACCAGGTCTGGCCGACTTTGGCTGCAGTCTGACCAAAATTTGCCAGCGCCTGGCTTTCGGCAGCCAGGGCGCCTGGGTTGGCTCTGACGTTAAGCTGACGTGCAGAGACCTCGGTGGTCCGCTTGCCCTGCGATTGGTAGGTTGGAACCCTCATGCCGTTGCCCTGATATAACCGACGTTAGACGCACCGGCCAGGAGGCTGCTGCCGGCGTTGATGACCCCAGCCCGGCGAGCTGCCCGGCCATACATCTGGTTAAGCTGCGATGACATCCTGGACTGAACAGCACTCTCTCGAGCCTGGGCAGCCCCGATGCTGGCGTTGTAGTCAGCGATGGCCAGCTCCTCCTCAGCCTCGGTCGCGTTTGCCAGGGCAACCTTGAGTGGGGTGCCGGTGTCAGCCATCCAGCCGTTATATCGGTTGGCCTGGGCGGTAGCATCCTGCAGCCGCTGGAAGTCATTGCGGAACTTGATGGCCTCGAGATCTGCTGCCAGCTGGATCTGCTCAGCTTGCTGGTCGGCAGCCTTGGCGTTGCGCTCATCGATCTGGCCGTTGAAGTTGTAAGCAGCTTGCTGTGTTTTGCCGACCTGATATTGACCATAGGCCTGGACGGCGGTGCCGGCTGTTGCTGCGAAGATTGCTGTTTCAATGCCCATCTGGGAACCACGCTACCCTGTAATAATCTGCACCCTCGGGGCCATAGCGGCGCATCAGCCCCTCATTCTTGAAGCCAAAGAACTCTGCAAATCGCAGAGCGCTCGGCCAGTCTGCCCTGCAAACCCCCTGGATGCGCCACAGGTCGTTCTCCAGGGCACAGCGGCGCATGGCGCCCCTGCAATATTTGATGACCTTCCTGGGCTTTCTGTGGATTCCCTGGCTGCCGATGAACCAGACCTCCCCAGTGCCAGGCCACATATCCACGATGCCTGTGCAAAACAGCACTTCGCCCTGGTCGATAGCTGTATAGGCCCAGCCAGGCTGCTCGAGGCGGTGAGCGTACTGCATCATGTAGCCCAGGCGCTCAGCGCCAGCGTTGAGCTCGCCTTCCATCAGCTGCTCGAGGTGAGCTGCCTCGTAATCGATAGCGTTCATTGGTCGAATGTTATGAGACGCGGCATGATCGAAAGGATCGTCATTGGCATCGCCTGGGACTGCCTCACAACGATGAAGCCATCAGTGTCGAAGCCCCCTCGGAACTCGACCTCCTTGTCGCCCGTGAAAAGCGCCAGGGCAGAGTCCATTGCATCAGCTGAGGATCTAAACGGTATCCGGTCGAGCTCGCTGGTCGAGCTGCCGACCTCCACGCCCACTGTGCGAAACAGCCTAAGCGTAACCTCATGGATGCGCTTGGTCTTTGCCTGGGACGTGCCTTCTGTGCCGCCGGCATCGATCCGCATGGTCTGTAGTGTCGAGGTGTAACCGAGGCCGATGTGGACGTTGGTTGCAGAAAAGTCGAGCGTGATCGATCCGCTGCTCACCACCTTGTCAGGATGGGTGGCGCCATTTGCTACGATGCGGACTGTCTGCCCCTCGAGGTGATCCAGGCCGCTGATCGTCGTTGCAGCTGACCCGCTGTAGGTCAGCCCCGAATCCACAAAGTAGGCGTCAAGGATATTGTCTCCGAAATCAAAGAAATTAAAATATTCAATATATCTCTTAGTCGCTCCACCGATGGTCCTCTTCACGATTAGATAGGTTTGATCCTCATCCAGGGCGCCAGGTATCGTCGCAACGCTTTCGACGTGGCCGAAGCTGTCAGATCCGAAGCTGCCGCCAATCAGATGCTCATGCCAGGCGATCACGTTCTCTTCGCGCCTGTAGGTCATGCCGACGAACTTGCCGTTCTCCAGAACGCACCAGACGACGTTGTCCGGCTCCTGCTGCAGCGCCATCGCCTTGATGCCGCTGGTCGTTATGTGCTCGGCCAGGAGCGTCATGTCCGGCGCCTGATAGCTGTCTGTGTTCAGATCGAACACCAGCTCGCGCAGCTTGCGTCTGGCGCGCTGTACGAACAGCGTGACGTTAGCCACCTGGACCGGCTGGATGTTGGCCGAGCCATAAGTTGCCTGGCGCTTGACCACCGCGTTGGTCGGGCTGAGCGGGGCATCCTCAGAGCTTGTCACCACGAACTCGCCGCCTGACGTGCCGACCAGAAGCACCCTGCCGGCCTGGAGATAGCGGATGACATTAACCTGGTTAGAACCCAGAGTGTAGGTCAGCGCGTCAGCTGCACTCACGCCGTCTGTGAAATCCTCGAAGCTGCCACCCACCGAGAAAAATATTGTCTGCGGCTGCTCGGTTGTCGAAGCGAAAACAAGGCGCTGCTCGTAGAATGTGACTGCAGCTGGGAAGCCGGTCGTCGCTGAAAAAGCGCCCAGGGCGAAACCGCTGTCTGCCACCAGGTCGCCTGAGATCGTTACGCTCGAGCCAGCTGCCTCGTCTGTCAGATCTGCGCTAGGCGAAAGCAGCATCGTGTCCTGGGTGATCTGGACAATGATGGCTCCGCTCTCGTTGTTGTTGCTGGTGCCGGCGCCTGAGACCGAGATCTTCATGCCAGTGGTGAAGCCCTGGGTCAGGAAGTTGCCGGCGCTGTCCTGGATCCGGTCATTGTGCTCAAGTCCGGTCGCAGACGGGTCGCCCTCATGGAAGCTCAGCGTTGTCGCTGTGTAGCTCGGTGCGAGCTCAGCCCGGCCGTCAGCTGTCTCCTGGACGGCAGCAGTGACAGATGTGGCCGAGCTGAAGCTGGCAACCTTGGCAAAGCCGTGGTGCAGCTTGACCAAGCGGCCGACATCTGTGCTGGCGAAGGTGCTGGCGCTTGCGGTGATGGTCACCGTGCCAGTCCTGCCATTGGCGGTCAGCGTTGTGCTGGTCAGGTTAGCGTCCTGGAACGGGCCGCGCTGAAAATCCACAGCCGTGATCGTCCAGGCTGTGTGGCTGGTGCGTGTGATCTTCCTGGGCGCATGGTTGGGGTGGACGATATACATCACGTCCGCAGATTGCGTGAACTTGATGTCGGCGAGCTCGGTGTGGAGGTAGGGCGTCGTCACCTCGACCGGGCTGCCACTCGATACAACCGTGCCGCCATCCTTGTGGATTCTAAAATATTGGTCGCCGAACTCCAGGATATAGGCTTGCTCGACGTTGAACTCGAAAGGGATCAGCCGGACGTTGTGCGCGCTGTTCTTAACCTCGCGGACGAAGATCGTGCCAGGCCGCCGGCTTGCGCCGCCATGCGGGTGGACGACAAAATTCTCAAGCGTCTTGCAGCCGTTGAAATATTTCTGGATGTCTGTGCGCCCGTCCAGGCGGGGGCTCAGCTCACCGGCTGTGAAGTTGCTAAAGCTCGGGGATGCCTTGGCCATCAGAGCCTCGAATTGATGAAGGTATCAGCCGAGAAGTTTTGCGAGATGCTGGTGTCCGAGGTGTTGATCTGGTTGTCCTCGGTCGCATCCACGAAGCGAGCCTCCTTGAGTTTCTCCTGGTAGAAGACATTCATATTCGCGCCCAGGGTAGCGCTGCCGACCAGGGGATAGGCTAGGTCAGCTGCCAGGGCGGCTGCTATGGTCTCGATCAGCAGCGTGTCGTAAGCGTTGGGATCTGTGATCCGGCCGACATACTTGAGCTTGATCGTGCTCTCGTCTGTCAGGATCTTGCGGCCCTCGACGCGAAAGATGATGTCGGGATCATCGAGGCTGAGGACCCGCAGACAGAATGGATCTGTCGGCAATGAAAACTGTTTTGCGAACTCGAAAGCAGGCGTGGCTGTGTCTGCCGCCAGGGTGGTGCGCTGGATTAGGCTGTTCCAGGGGTGAGCTCGAAACACATAGTCACGGATAAAATCATAACGCTGGTTGCAGATCCGCGCAGCCTTGCTGTCCTCAGTCAGGCTGATGATGTTCGACGCACCGATCTGGTTCAGCGCTGAGTTACAGATATCGACGACTGATGCCATTCCAAGCCCCTATGAAAGAAGGGGGCAGCCTGAGCTGCCCCCTCGTCGGTTAGCTGATGACGTAGAGCATCGTCACGGCGATGGAGCCGGTGCCAGCGGCGCCGCCCATTGTGACCGTGACGGTCTTGCCATTCTCGTCAGCATCGACCTCCTCGCCATTCAGCAGCGCGAGCGTGGCAGCAATGTCCACGATCTGTGCCGATGTCGAAGCGGCTGCGGCCTTGTAGGCAGCTGCAGATGCCGAGACGGCGGTGCCATCCGCCTTGGTGTGGGCTGCGAAGCCGACAGACAAGGTGGTGGACGATCCCAGCGCATCGTGAGCCAGCTGGCCCTGGAGGATGCGAGCGCCATCAGGCAGGGTGAACATTTCGATCACGTCGCCAGATGCCAGGCTCGAAGCCTCGTAGGTGCCGTGAGC